TAAATTGTATAAATTTGAAAGCAAAAAAGTAGCAAGTGAAAAGTTACACTTGAATTTATATAGAGTTACTAAAATAAATAAACCCAGAATGGTTTTTAACAGATACATAGTTTCAATGAATAAAATAAATATTAAACAAATCAAGCCAAAAGATTTTTTATATGTATTAGATACAGGCTATCCAAAGGGATTATTTTATATAGAAACATTATCTGGAAATTATCTTAGTATAGACAATAGAAAAGAGGCTAAAATAAAAAAACATGATTGTAAAGAAGCTGCAATTTTATATCTATTGGATTTATAAATAAGGAGGAATATATAAATGAGTATAGATTTGAATAAACCAGCACCAAAAGGTTGGAAAGAAGATTCGATAGATGGTATAGTATTATTTTGTCCTACATGTAAGTTGTATGGACCAACATTAGATAGAACAGGAAGATGTGTAAGCTGCGGTCAATTAATAATGGATGGAAGAAACGAGAAGCTTATATTTATGAAAGATGCAAAATTGAAATATCTAACTGATGATCAATGGAAAAGTTATTATGATTATATGGCTTCACATACAACAAAATCTTATATAGAGTTTTCTAAAGTAAATGCAGTACAAATGAGTATATTTGATTTAATAAAGGATTGAAATAAAAAAAGGAATGCTTTCGCACTCCAATAACAAGTAACTAATAATATTATATCAGGGGAGTGGAAGTTTTGAAAAGAGATAAATTATTTATAGAAGCTGAAAAAAGATTAGATAGATATAGAGAAGATTTAATAATAATTGATAACTTAACTATTTTAATACAAGCTAAACTTGATTTGTATTCCACAAAAGGGCTTCCAGGAGAAAAAGCAATTTGTTATGATGCAGTGAAAGTAAGTAAAACAAATGCATGCTCTCCTATTGAAGAATGGCTATTAAATAATGATAAAGAGTATGATGTGCTAATAACACGAAAATCTAAATTAGTAAAAGAAGTAAATTTAATGAAAAATGCATTAAAAATATTAAATCCAAAAGAGTTAAAAGTTATAGAAGGAAGATATATAGACCAAATGACTTGGGGAGAGGTTTCAAGATATGTAAAGTATTCAGAAAGTCATTGTAAGAGATTAAGAAATAATGCTATAGATAAAATAAAAAAAGTAATATAACATAATACTTTTATGATACAAAAATGATACTTTTATGATACTCATATAATACGAAACTTGTGTTAATATATAAATATACAAAATTATGCAACGACAATTTAATAATACATATTACTAAAATAAAAAGTAACTAATTTCTACTTTACCATGAAAGAAGCTTAGTATATCAAACTAAGCTTCTTTTATTTTGTATAGAAAGGAGATAAATATATGTGAACTTTGTAGAACCTATAAGAGATACAGATGTGCTCCAAGATATGTGTAATTATTTAGAAGAAACAAACATCAGGGATTATTTATTATTTATGTGTGGTATTTATACAGGACTACGAATATCAGATATTTTGAAGTTGAGAGTTAAGGATGTAAAGAATAAAGATTTTATATCATTAAAAGAGAAAAAGACAGGTAAGCAAAAGATCATAAAGATAAATCCGATACTTAAAAGAGCATTTAAGAAATATCTAAGTGATAGAGAACCAAATGAATATCTAATAAAAAGTAGAGAAGGATATAACAAACCTATTAAACGAAATAGGGCATATCAAATAATAAAAGAACTGGGGTTGATGTTTGGAATAGAAAACCTAGGGACTCATACTATGAGAAAGACATTTGGATATCATTATTATAAAAAAAGCAAAGACATAGCAACATTGCAAAAGATATTTAATCATAGTAGTCCACAAATAACAATGCACTACATAGGAGTGATACAAGATGATCTAAACAAAGCTTATTGTGATTTAAGATATTATTAGCTTTGTTTATTTTTAAAAAACTATTTAATGATACAAAATGAGGTCATGTATCATTGATAAAAACATACGGGTTATAAAATCATATTCAAAGTATTTAATTTACTTGGATTGGAATAAAGAAAAATTTATATATTTGAATGATACAGTCTATAAGATATGTTTAACTCAAATAGGAAAAGAGGTGGTTAAAATAGACAGTATGATAGTAATATTTCCAAGAGGTTATGGAAAGCATTTAGAACTTCTTGAAATGGTGCAAAGATTTCAAAAATTATTAGATAAAGTTTTAAAACTAATACTTGAACATGAAGCTAATTGTAAACTATTTAAATCAAGAAGTAAGCAAAAGGCTAAAAGATTAAAGAGTCAAATATTTAATAGAAAGCCATTAGTTAGGTGTAGGAATATGATATGAATATAAATTTTAGGGGGTGAATATGGTGGCAAAGTCAAAATGGGATACACATGTAAAAGATAAATTAGTTGTTGTTGAAGGTTGGGCTAGAAATGGTTTAACAGAAAAACAAATTGCACATAATCTCGGTGTTGCCTATTCAACTTTTAGAGTTTATAAAGAGAAGTATCCGGCACTGTCGGCAGTCTTAAAAAAGGGTCGTGAGGTTATAGACTTTGAGGTCGAAGGTGCACTGATTAAAAGGGCTCTGGGTTATTCTTATGTAGAAGTAACTAAGGAATTAGTAGAGGATGAAACAACAGGGAGTGCCGAATTAAAGGTGGTAAAAACAGTTACAAAACAAGTAGCACCAGATGTTACTGCACAGATATTTTGGTTGAAGAATAGAAAACCAAATGAATGGAAGAATGATCCAAATAAATTTAAATTAGATAAAGAAGCTTTAGAGTTGAGAAAGAAAGAGTTAGAAAGTAGGTTATGGTAATATGGCTCAAGACTTTAGCAAAGCATTTTATAAAAGTAAAGAATGGAGAAATTTTCGACAGGTTATACTTACAGAACGTGGTCCACGCTGTGAGAAGTGCGGCAAGATAATTGCTAATGCATATGATAAAGATACTAATCAATATAAGACTAAACTAATACAATTACACCACATAGAAGAATTAACTCCATTAAATATAAATGATGCAAGTATAACTCTTAATCCAGATAATGTACAAGTGTTATGCCAAGAATGTCATAATGTTCTTCATAACCGTTGGCAAGGTGGAGGAGTGAAAAGAAAAGTAAGGAAGAAAGAAATTTGTATTGTTTATGGTCCACCATGCTCAGGCAAGAAAAGGTATGTTAGAGAGAATATGACAGAAGGAGATCTAGTAATTGATATGGATAGACTGTACAATGCTATATCATTATTACCTATGTATGATAAACCTAACAATCTAAAGAAGAATGTATTTGCTATCAGAGATACATTAATAAGTAATTTAAAAGTTAGATATGGTGATTGGAATAATGCTTGGATAATTGGTGGCTATGCAGATAAGTTTACTAGAGAAAGGTTAGCAAGTGAATTAGGTGCAGAGCTTATATTCATCAATGAGGATATAGAAACTTGTTTATACAGATTAAAGTATACCAATGACTATAGACAAAATAATTATGACGAATGGAAAGTCTATATTGAAAAATGGTTTGAGGATTATATTGAATGACACCCCCCATCAAAAAAAATTTAAACCCTAGGAAGAACCGTCGGAGGAAGGAGTTCTCTTTTATACACACTAGTTTTCTGACTTTTTTCTCAGAGATTTTCCGAAAAAATTTAAAAGAAGGTGAGAATTTTGGAAATTCAAAAAGAGTACGAAAGAATTTTAGGCATATTTAAGTATATTGATGAAAATCAATTGGCTTTACTAGATGGAGCTATTTGGGAATGTGCTAGACTAAGAATAGAATTGAATAATTTACATAAATTAATGGGAGAAACTGGTGCTGTGAGTTATAATCCAAGTAATCCAAAGATGCAAAAAGAATTACCAATTTCAAAAGTAATTGTAAAGACTAGGGCAAATTATTTGAATTATATAGCTAAATTATCTAATATTTTAGGAAAAAATATTGAAGAAGACGAGGACAATGATTTATTGGAGTTTGAATAATGAGTTATATTCTGGAATATTATAATAAAATTCAGAGTGGAGAAATAATAGTTGGCCAAGAATTGTTATTACAATTAAAACAATTGGTTATAGAGTTAACAGATCCTATATATCAAAATTTACATAAGATAAAAATTGAATTTGAGGATTCTGAAAAAAGAATTAAATTTATAGAAACTCAATGTAAACATTTTGAAGCACCATTTGCTGGTAAGCCATTCATATTAGAAATTTGGCAAAAGGCTTTTATAGAAGCTATATTTGCTATAAAAATATATGATGAAGAAATAGATAAGTATATCCGAAAATATAAGGAGATACTTTTTTTAGTTGGAAGAAAAAATGGAAAAACTCCACTTATAGCAGCAATAACTTTATCTGAATGGTTTTGTGGTGAATTAGGTACAAAAGTATTATGTTCAAGCAATGATTATGAACAGGCTGGATTAATGTTTGATGCAATTAATGCTATGAGAGAAGAAAGCCCAACTCTAGCAAAAGTAACACGAAAAAATATAAAAGGTATGTACTTTGGAAATCCTAAAAGAAAGAAAAAGAAAGGCAAATTCAGCTATCAAAATAAAGGGAACATAAAAAAACTTTCTGCTAAAACTGGGGCTAAAGAAGGTAAAAATATTAAAATTGGTGCAGTTGATGAAGTGTTTGAAATGAAAGATGATAGCTTAGTAATGCCTATAAGACAAGCTTTATCAACTCAGGATGAGCCATTATATTTTGAACTGACAACAGAAGGTTTTACAACCGATGGTTATTTAGATGCAAGATTAAAAGATGCAAGAAAAGTTTTAAGAAAGGAACTAGATAGACCTAGATGGTTACTTTGGATGTACACACAAGATAATGAATTGGAAGTATGGCAAGATGAGTCATCTTGGGTGAAAAGTAATCCAGGTTTAGGTGTTATAAAAAAATGGTCTTTTTTAAGAGATATGGTTGAAGAAGCTAAGACAAGTACAAGTAAAAAGGCCTTTGTTTTAGCAAAGGACTTTAATATAAAGCAAAATAATGCTCAAGCATGGTTACAAGAAAAAGATATAAGAAATCATTTAACTTATGATATAGAGGATTTAAGAGGTTCTATAGGAATAGGTGGAGTGGATTTATCTGAAACAACAGACTTAACAGCTGCAACAGTTATGATAATGAAATCAAATAGTAGAGAAAAATATTTTATAACACATTATTTTATCCCTGAGCCTAAACTTCAAGAAAAAGATGATGATAAAGATTATCTACAATGGGCAAAAGATGGATTTTTAACCGTATGTAATGGTGATGAAGTTGATTATACAGATGTTGTTAATTGGTTTGTAATGCTTTATAAAAAATATAAAATAAAATTATTTAAAGTTGGTTATGACAGATGGGGAGCTAAATCTTTTGTAAAAGATATGGAGGATTATGGGTTTGATATGGAGAGAATAAATCAAGATTATTCTAATCTAAGCCATCCAATGAAACTTTTAGAAGCTGAATTAAAGTCAAATAAAATAAACTATAATCAAAATCCTATCTGTATATGGTGTTTTAAAAATACAGCTTGTAAATTTGATAATTTCGGAAGGATAATGCCAGTTAAAGTTCAAGATATGAGAAATAGAAGGATAGATGGAACTTTAGCAAAATTAAATGCAGAGGCAACTTTAGATAGGTATAAAAATGAATATTTACAAATTGTAAATTATTAGAAATGGAGGTGGAAAAGTGAAAATATTCAACTTTGCAAAAAAAAAGGTAAGAAATTATGTATATGCAAAGATGTTAAACGGAAATACTCCAGTTTTTTCATCCTTCGGAAAAGATATATATGCATCAGATATAGTAAAGGCTTGTATAAGATGTAAATCAAATGAAATAAGTAAATTACAACCTAAACATATTCGTAATGTTGATGAAGATAAGCAAGAAATTGTAAAAAGTTCAATAAATAGGCTTTTGAAATTTTCACCAAATCCATTAATGACAAGTAAAGAGTTTTTAGAGAAGATAACTTGGCTATATGAGAGTACATTTAACTGCTTTATATATCCAACATATTACTTAACAGATACAAGTAATGGGGGAAAATCAAAAACTTTTACAGGGTTTTATCCGTTAGATCCTATAGCAAGCACATTTTTAGAGGATGAAGCAACTGGAGAATTATTTATAGAATTTACTTTTAGAAATAGTGAAAAATATACATTACCGTATAAAGATATAATTCACTTACGAAAAGATTTCTCTTTTAATGATTTAATGGGAGGAAATGAGAATGGTACCAGGGATGATAAAGGCCTACTTAAAATACTTAATGTTGATAATACATTAGTGGAAGGGTTAGATAAAAACGTAAAAGCTGGATTATCTATCAACGGTATGTTAAAAATTAATACTATGCTAGATGAAGGGAAACAAGCTAAAGAAATTCAAAAATTTGAGGAAAAATTAAAAACATCAAATAGTGGTATTTTACCTATTGACTTAAAAAGTGATTTTATTCCA